CAATCCTTTGTTGGTAGAATCGTCCTTTGGTTGTAAAGTATTATGCTCATCGAATTCTTCATATGAAATGAAAAAAATACGTAAATGGGCGGAGTGGCAATCAATGCCGCATAAAGAAAAGTCATTGTATGATGAATTCCAATTTATTACAGTGATGGCGCAAAACGCAGGCATTCCAAGAATATTTATTGATGACGCGATGTCGATACATAAAGATATTTCGGAACAGAAAATGTTTAGAGGTATGAACCGCGATGGTATCAAAGCAGCCTCGATTTACATCTCTTGTCGTTTAAATGGTTGTCCTAGAACACCCCACGAAATTGCTGAGATATTTAAATTGGACAAAACAAGTGCGACAAATGGTTGTTCCATGGCTGTGAATATATTACATAATATAGAACGCAATGTAGAAACTTCACAACAAAGTGATTTATGTGTAACGATGCCTAGTTCATTTATTGAAAGATATTGTAGTAAATTAGGTTTTAATCAAGAATTGATTATGTTATCGAAATTTGTTACGAATAAAATCGAAAAAAATAATATTATTACTGATAATATTCCGCATGCGATTGCCGCAGGTATAGTATATTTTATTGCGCACAATTGTAATTTACATGTTACCAAATTAGATATAAAAGCAGTATGTGGAGTAAGTGAAGTAACCATTAATAAATGTTTTAAAAAATTGGAAAGTATACGCGAACAATTAATCCCACAATGTATTTTAGACAAATATATGTAAACCGTTGATTTTAGGAATTTTTTTATGTGTTATAATGAATTATATTTTACATGAGTATATTATATAAAATATAATGGAAGAACAACCATGCGAAAATATTACGATAGAAATTGAAAATGTTGAAACAGTAAATATAACGATTGAAACACAAGAACCATGTGAAGAACATGTATGTAATTGTGATATGACTGACCCTACGGTAGAACATGGTCCTTTATGCCCTGGAGCAGTCAAACCAGAAATAACGGAAGAACCAGTGGTAGAAACACCAGTGGAGACAGCTCCAGAACCAGTAGTAGAAACACCAGTGGAAACAGCTCCAGAACCAGTAGTAGAAACACCAGTGGAGACAGCTCCAGAACCAGTAGTAGAAACACCAGTGGAAACAGCTCCAGAACCAGTAGTAGAAACACCAGTGGAAACAGCTCCAGAACCAGTAGTAGAAACACCAGTTGTGGAACTAACACCTGATAGGGAGGTGACGTCCGGTGGAACCGTAGGTTCCCCGGATTTAATATTCATTGTTCCATATAGGGACAGAGAACAACAACAAAAATTCTTTTCACAACAAATGAAAGTAATACTAGAAGATATTCCAGAGAACAAATATAAAATATATTATATTCATCAAAATGATAAACGAGATTTTAACCGTGGAGCAATGAAGAATATTGGTTTTTTAATGGTAAAGAACAAATATCCAGAACATTATAAAAATATTACATTGGTTTTCAATGATGTAGACACGATGCCTTATTCAAAAAATTTCATAGATTATTATACAAAAACAGGTATAGTAAAACATTTTTACGGAGTTAAATTCGCCCTTGGTGGAATTGTATCTATTACCGCAGGAGATTTTGAAAAAACCGCAGGATTTCCAAATTTTTGGGCGTGGGGATATGAAGATAATTTATTAAATATTCGCGTATTGAAAGCAGGATTAACTATAGACAGAGACCAATTTTATGCGTTGATGGATAAAAATATGTTCCAAATGAAAGATGGTCTAGCTCGTTTAGTAAATAAAGGAGAATTTGATAGGTATTTGAGTAATACACCTGAAGGTTATCATTCAATTGTTGATTTAGAATATATTATCGATGAAGTAAATGGTTTCGTGAATGTAAATAATTTTAATACAGGTATTGTAGCAAATACCCAACAAAATAAAATGCATGATCTAAGAAATGGTTCTATACCATTTCCAGTAATAATGAATAAAAAACGCGTACCTAGAATGGGAATGCGACTATAAATTATTCATAACATTCGAAGACTTTATATGTAATGCCTATTTCATTATACGTTTCCCAAATACCCGATATTTTAATAATATATTGTATATTTTTATTTAGTTTTGAATTATAATCATTGTAATCTCTATAAATTTTCAAATTTCCACTATATAATTGTTTGGTTAATAAACAAGTAGTTTTTTTTTGAATGTTATTAATTTGTTTGTAATATTCAATGATTTTGTATTCTATTTTAGATAATTCTTGAACAATCGGCATATTGATAACACTTGATGGATAAAATTTCAAAAAATATTTATTCGCAATTTTATCAATCGATTGTAATTCAATAGGTAAATAAAAATAAATACTATTCAAGGACAATGATTGATTTGAATAAATAATTTTAGTGAATGTTCCATCCATAATAATATTACGCTTACTTTCTAAAAATATTAGATTTATTAATTGAAAGGATGATATATCGAAAACTATATTCATAAATAATAAGATACATAGAATATCTTATTATGTTTATTAGGTTTTAATACTACATTTATTTATGGAAGAATCCCATACACAATAATTTTGTTTAGAACACGTACTTTGATTTAAATTCGTGCAATCTAATTTATTCAAACATTCAGTTGTTATATTATCCCATATGCAAGAACCATAATTCTGGGAACATTGTTCATTCGTCATTACATTACAATTAGGAGGAATAATAGTAGGAGTTGAAGAAAAACTAATTACAGAATAAGTAGGTATAGGTGTGGTAGTTGGTGTTGTTGTCGCGGTAGAAGAAGAACTTCTACTGGTAGATTGAGTTTGTCTACGGGTAGTATATTGAGTTTGTCTACTGGTAGTAGGTTGAGTTTGTCTACTGGTAGTAGGTTGACTTTGTCTACTGGTAGATTGAGTTTGTCCACTACTGGTAGATTGAGCACGTCTTGTACGCGAACTACTACGACCCCAAGCACCTTCTTTATAACGGAAAAAGAAAAAATAAAATATAATAATTATGAAACATAAAATTAGGAAGAATACTAAATTATTAGTAAATTTATTAAAAGGAAATTTCATTATATAATATATATTATATAATATATAATGTCTGCTAGATTAAATATGAAAAAAATAAGGGAATTTTCTTGGAAAGATAAAACATTTACGGAAATTACTTCTTTATTAAAGAAAAACAATACTACCATTAATACAAATTTTTCCAAAAACAGTTATTTTATACCTAGACCATTAAAAATATATAGAAGAGAAGTCGTTGTGGGTAATTCTAACAATTGTAATTTAAAAACATCTAGTTTGATAAGAGACTTTGATATGCCTGGAGGAACTATTGTAAATAGTAAAGCATCCTCATTAAATGGATTAACAAACACTTTAGATATAAATTTAACCGAAAATAAATATGAACGTCCAGGAACATCTACCGTATGTTTTTCACAAGCAGACAACGCTAGACGCCGTGTTAGAAGTGGTGGAATGATTAAACGCCAGTTTGATATAACCAAAAATAATGATACATATCACACTTCTACCAATCAATATTTAGTAAGTCGTAATAGAACATTTCAACAAAATCAATACAATTATATTAAACAAGGAAACGCGAATGTAAAACCAGGCGATGCTTTATCTAAACAAAATGTCTATTCCGCAAACGGTATTAATCACTGTTCTAAGTATTATATTCCTAGTGCTACATCATTCGAATATCAATGGTTTGATATTCCTAATTATTATAATCCAGATGGTGTAAACCAATATGGTACTTATTATCCCGTAAACATTCCAGCCGGATACTATACTGTGGAAGAAGTAAATGCGATATTCCAACAAGTAATGACGAATAATTTTCATTATTTTATAGAGAGGTCTACGAATACCAAAGTGTTTTTATTAGCAATTGCCTATAACAATACTACGCAACTCGTCGAATTACAATCTGTAGAAACAAATTATAATATTTTTAATTCGACTCGTTATTCTTTACCATTAAATAATATAAATATTGAAGTTACTACATGGAAAGATTTTTTAAAAGATACATCTCAAGAATCAGATATAACAAATTGGCCAGGATTTAAAATTACAGCGAATTTATTTTCCGCCGCGATTGGTTTCGCCGCTGGAAACTATCCTTCAAATATAATAGGTATAACTGGTATTGGTGATCAGATGTCACAAGGTTATACTGGTAATTTAACATTTTCATCCAGCTACAAACCAGGTTTGATTTCATTATATATTCCAATTTATTATAAACCAAATAACCCACAATTTGCTCAACAAGGCGCTGTATCAGCTAGTTCTCATACTTCACGTTCACGATATAATTCAATTACCAATAATACTATTAAATATCAACAAGCATATGGATTATCTGTCGCAAATGCTTTAGCATACGGTGTTCCGGAAGGAGGTTATACATACAAAGATAAACTCGGATATCCATTGAAAAAGACACCAGTATTTTCGAAATATTCCGATACTATGCGTACATGTACCACTACTAAAATTTCAAATATGATATAGAGCAACTGTGATATATATTATATTTCGCAATTAGAAGTAGGAATTGTGCTAGGCGGAATAGGTAAATCATCTATAAATGGTTCATATATTTGGGGTGGAACATCATCCTCGTAAATATAATTGCTAGGAATATCCACTGTATCTATCGAATATATATTCGTTAAATTCATATTATTGTTATATTCAATATTATGTTTTACACACCATTGAATACATTTTTGCAAGTTCATCTTGATTAAATTTTCGATTTTATCTTGTTTATATTTATGTTCAATTAATGAAATCGTATAATGTATATTTTCTATTTGTTGTTGCCCAAAAATCGCATTATATTCTTCTATTTTTGATATATAATAGTAATACAATGGTACATTCAAGTATCGATGAATATAATTGCTTGTGGAAGCCATTTTTTTAAATGCATTATGAATAAATGGATAAAAATGTTCATTCGTATCAAATAGAAACCCTCTACATACTACATATTTTTCAGAATTCGCATAACGACTTGTCTGCGGTTTGATTAAATATACTTTATCATAAAAAGAGGATAATATATAAAGTAAATCCACCGTATGTTCCATAAAACAATCGAATAATTTTAAAATAAATAACCCATCTTTTTTTTGCATAATAATCGCATAACAAATTTGCGCAAATAATAATTTTGATATGGATATTTCTTGATTATTAAAATCAAAAGAAAAATCGAAACCACCATCGCCAGTGATAACATCCATACTTGAACCATATTTGCTCTTACAATATTCGAAATTATCCAATGATAGTATATTACCTGTGTTATCTAGACCTTTTTCAATAAACACATTTGGGTTTTTCATTAAAAAATCACTACTTTTTTTCCAGGCAGGAACATTGGGGTCATCCCCATTATCTATTAACGTCATACCTACGTATCTATCATTTGGATTATTACGTTTATGTGTTAATGCTTCTATAAAGCCGCCCGGACCTTCAGCCAAATGAAATGTGCGTATTGGTTCATTCGAAAAATGAATATTAAAGACATTTAATATTTCAATCATTTTGAAATATGACCGCGATAATGGTTTGCATCTAGCAATACTTTTCTTTTTTGTAGGAACAATACTATGTATATATTCATATGGATTCGTATATTTTTTAAATATATCCCAGTCTCTTTCGTGATAATCCAATTGTTCTTTGATATAATATAAATAGGAAGATAAGGAATTTGAATATTTTATTTCAGGCAGAGTCGGTTCGGAAATACAATCAATATATTTATGTATTAAAAATGAAGTTCGCGGCAATAAATAATAAGTCATGAAAAAATTATGTATTATTGAATGATACATAATTTATACAATAGTGTTTATATCAATTATTATTTTTTCTTATTTTCTTCTTCTTTGACTTGTAAAACCACCTTTTTCTTAGTTTTACGAACAGTGATTGTTTGTTTTTTCTTTTCTACTTGTTCGGATAAGTCTTCCATGACTTCCTCTTCTATTTTATCCACAATATCATTTTGTTTGGAAATAATTTTACCGATTTTATCCGTATTTACATTTCTAACTTTCTTGAAAATGAAATAACGATTTAAAAATGAAATACGTTTTTCATCGCCACTCATATACAATGCTTTTTTATAATTATATTTTTCATTAGGGTGTCGTTTAATTTCGTTTTCCATCCAATAGAATAAGTCGTTGAATAATCCAGTTCCATTTGGTAAATTCATATGTTCGGCTTCCGTTCTACTGATTAATACAAATCCATAATCTTCCATAATGCGTTTTAAATAATTGAAATTGACCAAATATTCTTTGAATACATTATTGATACTTTCTTGATATACATTGATTGGATAACCAACCGACATATCATCTTCAGGAAATCCAGTTTCATCATATAATTTGGTTATTTCAAATATCTTATGTTCATCTTTCATAATAGTTATTGACTCTTCTTTTTTTATTTTTTTCAATAAATTAAATACACTTTGACCATCATAACATGTTCCTATGAAATAACCGTGGGTTTTGGTACATTCCGCAATATTTCTTAAGAATTCGTGGAGTGTTGATTTGTTTTCAAAGAAATAGTGTAATGCGAATTGGCATGAACTAATTTGAAAACCATCTTGTGCGGTTCCATAATGTTTATACACTGCTTTTCCCAACAAACCTACGTCTTTGGGGCCTGTTCCAAATATCGCTCTATTAATCTGCTTTTCTTTTTCTGTAGCAAATGCCGAACCATTTCTGATATTTACGCCACTATTTCCCTTCATAAACAGTGCGTCTGGAACATTTTTATTTTCTTTTCTAGATGTTATATATCTTGCGCACGCACCATCAATAGAATGGTGGATATTTACCCCTGATTTATCAATACCATATACAAAGGATAATTGTGAACGTATCCATTTTGGTAAATCGCCTGCTTTTCCTACCGCATAATCAATCAATGTATCATTGCGTTGAGAAACACCCATAATTAACATATGTTTAATAACATTATGAAAATCTCGTAATGATTGAGTAGGTGATTGTATAGATATTTTATTATCCGAACGATTGTAATATACATCTTCATTGATAACATTTTCGGGAATACCTTCGCCTGTAGAAATCATTTCTTTAGTAATTGGATGGTGAATAGAATGCCAGTTATTATTGGCGACATGATACGCATTTCCATAATTTTTGTTGTTTTTCAACCAATTATTTTTCAATTCATTTGTTTTATCATAACGAACGCGTAATGGAACCCATTTCCACCCGTCTTTGTTATTCATTTCATATTTGAATTCGACAATCATATTTGATTCGAAATATTCTTTTTCTTCAGTCATCATATATAAATTATTTCCGTCTTGAGTCATCATGATATTACAGAAACAAGCATTGGGGTCATATGGGCTAGTAGGTTGAAATGGAACAGGTTTATAATTATCTTCGTCATCTAAATTATTAGATTCAGGAATCGCATCATCTACAATCGTTTGAAATGGGTTCAAATAACCATGTTTCTTTTCATCATATCCACAATGTAATATTAATGTTTTGTATTGTTTTACATCTTGAACGCCAGCCATATTTTTACCATCTTCAAATATATAATGAACTTCATCTATATCGCTATTTTCCTTCCTTTTAATATTGACTAAGAAATCAATGGTATTATATTCAGCAGGTTTCCATTTAAACGACAAATCCCACGTATGTTTTTGTAATGGACCGGCGACACCTACCTTGTTACTTCCAACACCTGTATCCGCAGGAGTAAATATTAAACCATCGGTATTATATTCAAATAGACCATCGTCAATTTCAGATAAGATAGTAGAACAACATTCAAATATACTTACATCTTTGCTATTCATATAAAAGTTTTTACATTTGATTCTAAAATCGGTTGATTTTTTTTGTTCCGTCGTTTTATCTAAAATAGAGATAGGTCGTAAATCATTCATGACTTCATTTAATAATTCTAAACGGTATTTGATTTCTTTTTCATCTTTTTTGGTTATTGCCTCAACTTCTTTTTCTTCAAGATTGGCTGATTGATAAAACGCATGCTCGCGAACGGATTTTTTATTCATATAATAAATATCGAATGCCGCATATAAATTAATATATTTACGTGTTTTATCATATTTAATATGTTCGCCATCAATTAATGTGTTATGTAGTTCTTTATTTGCGGTATATGTGCCGGTAAAGACTACATTCATATTCGTATCAATCATATAAATATGTCCATTCTTAGCTATAAATAATAATTTACGGTCTCCATCTGCTTTATCTGTGACTGTATAATGATTGCGAATATTTCCAACAGTTAATGTAGATTTTTCATCCAACGGTTGTATATTTTCCATTTGTAAAGTATAGGAAGAAGGACCAATGAAATTCTTAGGCATCACCTTACGTGGTGTATATTCTTCACCGTGGATTAATTTCATATATTCTTGTAAAATATTATCACGTTCTGAATAGGTAATTGGATATTTACTTCCTTGTAAACCACTCATGATAACACGAATCGCTTTTCGTAAAGCGCCCATTAAAGTCGATACCGTATTATATTTTGTTCCTAGACCTACCGATTGATTATCTACCTCCAATTCAATCTCATACACTTCTACATTGGAAAATACACCTGCGTCTTGTATGGTATATTGTGGAATAGGCACATAATTTGACTTTTTGGAAGATTTTACAATACTTAAATCTACAAAGATTGGATAATCTGGATGTTGAAACCGAACACGATTCATAGAACGGAATATTTTTTTACTATCGTTCCACTTATTAATAATCGTGCGTGAAATATTCGAATTAATATGAAAATCCTCTTCTAATTGATAAGATACACGAATATTAAAATCTTTAATATCAACTGGTCGAATGGATTGTCCATTTTCTGCTACCGCGGGTTTCTTTTGAGTGAATTTTAATTTATTTGTTAAATTCGAAGGCATATCGATTAATTTTTGAATACTATTTGTGCGACAATATTCTTGTATTAAATCACTTCCTGTTATTTCCGCACGAATATTTGATATTTTTGTAGCGCCTGTTCGATTATCAATATATTCACTATTAATACGCAACATTTGAACCCCGTCTTCATTTTTACAAGTAAATCCACAAGAACGCAATTGTTTCACCACATTATCATAATCGATTTTGGATATCGGTTTGGATAATTTGGTATTCGAACCAAAACGGATTTCCAATTCATTCGTTTTTTTGTCTTTTTTCATAATTGGATTACTTGCTAAATAATTCGCAATCACCTTTTCAAACTGTTCGATAAGATGCTTTGTTTGCGATTGATCATCTGGTATCTGTATTGAAGGTGAATGAGATTTATCGATTGTTTCATTTTGTTGTTTTGTTTCAGTATCCATTCTATTATATAATATGTATATTAAATATTATATACTTTTTAAATATTATTTCAATTTTATTTAGTCGTTGTAGTAAACCGATTATATTCCTAACGCATTTCCGACTATCTCATATAAATCACCTTTTTTATATTTCACTGTAGAATCATATACATTTAATTTTTTAGCGAGATTTTCCAAATCTTCTAACCGATAGTTTGATAAAGCCTTCAAATATTTATTATATTGTTCTAAAACAATATATTTTTCACGCAGTTCGATAATTTTGGATGAAGGTATATATTCTATTTGAACACTGTATTTTCCAAATTCATCTTTATATAATAGATAGGTGAATGTATTATCGTCATGAAAAGCATCGGAAACTCGTTCCTTATTCACCCAAAATTCCAGCATACATTTGGTTTTTTCATTAATAATTAGTAAATTAATATTATAATATACAGAAATCGCTGTTAAACATAAAAAACTGGTTTGTTTTTGTTGGGTCATTAATTCAGACATAATTTCTTGTATAGCAACATTTGTAATTTTATAATTGGTATTTTTCATATTTACTTTGTTTTCCTTTACAAATTCTAATATTTTTTGTTTTTCTTCTAATTCTTTTACACCATAATTACGGTCAATTTGAACATAGTCATTGTATCCATAACGAATGATATATAAACACCAAAATAATGTATCTGGTTGTCTTGGTGTAATTAATGAACGTTGTTCACGTGGTTGAATAACACATTCTTCTTGGTCTATATCTTCAATACTACTTTCAACTGGGGTTTCCATTTTTATATCTATTAATTTTTCAGGTGCTTTTTCTTCATTTTTACGCATAGCAAAGACACTTTCATTGATAATTTTTTCTTTATTATCAATAGTCATCATGAAATGTTGAAATTTATGTATTTCATTTGGGTGTTTGATAGTGTTTGTTTTATATATTAAACTGTTAAAATATGATAACATTCTTATATTATTTCGTATTATACATATATGTATTATTGTCTTTATCTTGTTTTTCACTATTGAAAAATGCGTTTTTAAATTCTTCTTTCTGATATTCTAATGTCTTTAGATTTTCTTCTTGTTCTTTTGTATACATAATATATTCTTCCATTTCATCAATGGTTTCATTCGGTAAAAAAGATAAATTTACATATACGCCCGATTTATTTTCATTTATTTTACACAGGTTTTTAGAAAGAATTTTTAATATTTCTATTTGATGATATTTGCTCATATTTTCTATAAAAGATTTTATGTTTTCTAATTTTTCAATATTTTGCATATTATTATTTTATCTTAGTACAAACATTTTATATTGTTTTAGATTGTATTGTTTTGATATTATCTGTAAATTTGTAATTACAAATAGTATTTTTGTATGTAATAAAATATATAGAGTATATAAAAATGAATGTCATATACACATTATTATTACAATTTATACAACAAGAAAAAATAAAAACTATAGGAATATTGCTGTTGAGTTTGTTAATCAATCTTTTTCAAATCAATGGTATTTCTTATATAACCGCGAACATCATAACCTTTATGCAAAATAAAAATTATAATTTAGTAAATACGTATTTTAACTATTTTATATTTGCTTCTATTGCTTTTATTATTATTTACTACGTGTATAAAGTACTACAAAATTATTTAATCATCAAATTATCATTATGGATTAAAAAAGAAATCATAGATATCATTTTTAAAACCAACAATGAGAACTTCAGTGGTATCAATTTTACCGAATTTATTACTCCTATCAATCGTATTTCCAATGGGTCTTATCTATTGTTTTATAATATTTTAACTGATATGATTCCTAACCTTGCGTTTTTATTAATGATTTCCCTTTATTTTATGTATACAAATCCATTATTTGGAATGTTGTTTTTTGTTTCAAATATATTCATCATTGGTTATATTGCTTATTACTGGAATGAATTAATGGAAAATCGCATGAATTACGAAAAAAAAGTGAATTCTAATGAAAAATATATGATTGATTTATTTAACAATATGGATAAAATTATTCTTCGCGGTAAAACGAGCGATGAAAGTGATGTTTTTTCAAAATTAACAGAAGAAGGAATTAAAAAAACCAATGATTTTTACTATTTAGTTACCAAACATTTGTTCGTCATTACATTTATCATTTATGTAATCATTCTCTTATCGGTTTTCTATTTGATTAAACTTTGTATCACTAAAAAAATCACACCTACGATGTTTATTACATTCTTTACTATTTTGTTATTATATAGAGACCGCATTATAGGAACAGCGCAAGATTTGCCCGATTATTTGGAATTTATTGGACGTATTGATTTTGTTATACAAAAATTCCAGAAATTAATCGGAGATTATAATCCTGCTGAATATGATAAAACATATAACAATGAAGAATTAGAGTTCAAACGAATTACTTTTGAAAATGTATCTTATAAATACGATGGAACGGATTCGTATATATTTGAGAACCTAAATTTAAAATTAAATACCAATAAAAATACGATTGGTATTGTCGGTTATTCGGGAAAAGGCAAATCAACTTTCACCAAAATGATATTGAAATTCTATAAATGCGAAAAAGGTACAATAACGATAGATGGAAAAGATATTCAAACCTTAGACAGTGATTACATACGCAAAAATATTACCTATATAAATCAAAATTCCAAATTATTCGATAAAAAGATTATTGAGAACATTTTGTATGGTTGTAATGATATCGCCGTTTGTAAAAATCATTTGTCTGAAATACAAAAATACAAAAAAATCCAAGATTTATTCAAGAAAATAGATATTCATAATAAAAATGCGGGATTGGCTGGAGAGAACTTATCAGGAGGTCAACGCCAAATCGTGAATATTGTGAGTGGTTTAATTAACCCATGTAAAATATTAATTTTAGATGAACCTACCAATGCGTTAGATATTGAATTGAAACAAGAAGTCATTCAATTAATCAACGATTTCAAAAAATACAAACAATCTATTATTATTATTACTCATGACCGCGATGTATATCCTTTGTTTGATGAAACGATCAATATTTAAATTTGTATTTGAAAATATATAGAATTGTAATTACAATTCTACTTCACAAAGCATTCACCGTATTATTTTTTAGAGAAAAATTAAAATATACTATAGTATACAGATGAATATAGTATATTTTTTATTAAAACAATTTTTTCAAGAAGAACAATTAAATACATTTTTAATGGTTCTCGCCAGTTTTGTTATTAATTTATTTCAAACAAATGGAATATCGTTTATCACTGCTACTATCATTGATTCTATACAAAGAAAACAATACGACAACGTTCACCAATTTTTCAAATATTTTATTTATATTTCAATCCTCTTTGTTTTCCTATTTTATCTTTATAAATTCTTTCAAAATAAATTGCTTACCAAATTACGACAATGGATGCGCCATCAACTAGTCAAAATGTTATTGTTAGTAAACAACGAGAACTTCAGTGAAATTAATTTTTCGAAATTGAATTCCCCCATCAATCGCATTTCGTCCGTGTGTTTTATGGTTTTCAATGATATAATTACCTATTTATTACCCAACATAACGTTTTTATTGATGATTGCGATTTATTTTTTATATAATAATCTAATCTTCGGAAGTATCTTTATTATTGGAAATATATTCTTGGTTCTCTATTTGTTTTTAAATTGGAACAATATGTTGTCTCACAATGAAGAATATGAAAAATTCGTTTCGGATAATGAAGCCTATTTGGTGGAAATATTAAATAATATTGATAAGATTATATATCGTGGTCAAACCACTAACGAGATTGATATTTTCTCTGGTAAAACCGATAAAAGTATTGATACCGCGTTTAAATTTTATTCGAATACGAATTTTCACGCTACCATTATGAATATGATGGTGTTTATCATTATTATTCTTTGTTTATGGTATTTAATTAAAATGACGATTTCGAAACAAATTACCATTACTACCTTTATTACTTTCTTCACAATTTTATTATTATACCGTGAAAAGTCGCTTACGATGATTCAACAAATCCCCGATTTTATTGAATTTTTAGGTCGGTCAGATTCGGTAGTGAAACATTTTCAAAATATGGCGGAGGATTATACTCAATTTATGAAAACCAATTATATTGAAAAACCATTGAAGTTTAATAAAATAAGGTTTGAGAACGTGGATTTCAAATATAAACAAGGGTTCTCTTATGTCTTGAAAAAATTTAATAAAACTCTTGAATTGAATGATAAAATTATTGGGATTGTTGGTTTGTCTGGAAATGGAAAATCAACCATCGCAAAATTAATTATTAAAATGTATAAAGCAGAAACTGGAGCGATTTATATAGATGATGAAAATATTACGAATGTTGATGGAAATTATATACGAAATCATATTACTTATGTAAATCAAAACTCGAAACTATTTGACCGTAAAATTATAGAGAACCTATTGTATGGTTGCTATGATTTGGATATATGTAATAAATATTTACATATAATCATGAAATACCCGAAAATAAAAGAATTATATAAAAATGTTGATATTCATAATAAAAAGGCGGGATTGTTTGGGGAGAACCTATCTGGCGGTCAACGCCAAGTCGTAAATTTAATTGGCGGTTTAGTGATGCCTTCTCAAATAGTCATTTTAGATGAGCCGACAAATGCGTTAGATATGGCTTTGAAAAAAGAAGTCATTCAATTAATTGCGGATTTCAAAAAATATAAAAAATGTATTATTATTATTACACACGATAAAGATTTATTTCCTATTTTTAATGAGACGATACGAGTTGGATGAGGAAAAATATACTGTAAATTATTTAGTTAGTAGGACATGGAGAGTCAAACGCAATTTCGTATGGTTGTACGTGCTCCATACCTTTAACCATTGATTTTACAGTGTGGAAATCTTTACCCTGTATATTTTTACCGTAGAATGTTTTTGGTGCAACATCAAGACCTGGTGCTGATACTGTAATAGCACAATCTGGATGTTGGTTAGCCCATCTTCTTAATTCTGACTTATCTATAGGCATTCCTCCTCTCACTCTTTTTGACTGTCTTTTTTGACGACGTGCGGTTTTGTTTTTCTTGCTGTGGGATTTTCTTCTAAATCTGGTTTGAGCCATATTTATATATATTATAAATATAAAAAAATTGTTTTTGTTAAATTATTCATCATCACTATCTGTAAAATCTAAATCCGCATCTCCGCCCAAAATTTGTATCGCTGGTTTTTTAGACTTTTCCACATTTTTATCCATTTTTTCAAACATTAATTTACCAATGACGCATATGTATGGGTCATTTAATTCAAAACGTGCACCGATGACTTGAACTTTTATTTTCATATTATCTTTAATTGTACTAAAGTATTTGTCGGTGAAATGATGGTCGCGAGCAATAAATACCGTTACAGGAACGGTGCCGTCATTATCAACAACTTCCGCGTGAATACCCGCTTTTGTAATTGTTTTTGTTTGACATTCAATTAACATTCCTTCTACTGGATGACACACCATACATTCATATACCGTATGAAACTCGATTAAATCGCCATTTACATTACCGCTTGAATACGTCAATACTTTGACCGAATTTGGACGAATAAATCCTTCCGCAATACATTTTCCTTCTGTTTTTTTGGATATTGATTTTTCTAAATTTTGTTTAATATTTTTACCCACTTCTGTAATAGATAAACTTACTTTCATCGTCAACATAGATTTGATATATACACCATAAATTTTTTGTTGGTCGTCCTTTCCTTCGATTTTTAACGTATCGGTCATTTTATAACTAATATAATGATATAAATTATTATTTATATCATTTGATTATTTCAATTTTTTCAAAGGTCTAAAGTTCAGCACATTCTATAATACCGGTGCGTCCCATTTTACAATTCACAATATTATTTTTTAGTGTTCTTTCGGGGTCTAAAAACCAAACTTTATTATCCTTTTTCATATCATTAAAGTGTCGTAAAATAATTTCCAAAATAACGCATAAACCTATTTTTAAAATGGTTTCAGTATTATCATTCGTATACATTTTTTCCTCCTTTTCTCCTAATACTTGATTTAAAAATTTAATGATTTCGGTCTTTCCCATTCTATCACAGCGAGAACCTTTGTTATTACGCGTTTGAGTCATATCTTTAATTTTAAACGTTAATTCTCTACCCTTAAAAAACTGCATAAAACCAATATGATGATTTATTTTTGTTCCGATATTCGATATAATTATTTTATCCATTATCGCTTGTTCAAATAATTGTTTTTCGCTTAGTTTGGTTGCTTCACTCCACAAAGTATTCAATTCTTTGGATTGAATATAAGTCTTTACTTGTTCCTTATTTTCGAGAACAATTGCTCTTTGCTGATTGATTTCTACCATTTTATCATCAAAATATTCTTTCACCAATTTATTTAATAAATTGCTTTCATCATATTCTCCAGAATATATTTTTTTGATGAATATAAATTTACGTCGAATTGTTAAGTTATCTAAATAATGAAATAATACATATTTATACAACTTGTCCTGTGATATATTATGCATCATTGTTAAATTCGTCAGCACTTTATTTGCGTGTTTATACCAATCTACTTCTCCTGGTTCAATTTCTATATCATTACTTCTTAATGTTCCATCTATTAATTGCCTGATTTCGTTCATCAAATCATCATAGGATACATTTATTTTGTCCTCTTCATTCTCTTTCTCTTCTTCTGGTTCATCTTTCTCTTTTGCCCTTTTTTGTAATTCTAACGCCATATTTTCGGGTTTATAATCAATAGGTGTAGAACGTTCAAATATAGAAGCGTTTTCATCAGTGATTTCAATAGGTTGAAATGCGTAATACTCTCCTTTATTCACCAATGTTCCAATTCTACCATACTTGTCTACTAAAAATTCGTTTTTATTATCAATAAACTGCGATAAAGTATAATATATTTGTTCGATAGGATATGGTTTTGAAATATTGATTGAATTTATTAAAAAATCTTTCTTATAAAAGGATTGTTCTTTAAACAATTGACGAATACGTTTTAAAATCATTTGGAAATTCGTTTTGATATAATCATTATTATATGTATCTTTCACAATATCTTCTTCGCGTATTTCTGCTTTGGAAGAACAAGTGAAATTACAATTATCCATATAATCACATAATTCAGTAAATGGTTTATCGCCTATCTTGAAATTGATTTGTCTACCACTCGATAAGGCGATTTCTATGTTTTGATTTTCTACCAAAGAATTTAATTTTTCTACTGTAAAATTCGTTTGACCAATATTTAATAAACAATCCACCGCATTTTCTTTGATTACTCTTGTTACATTACCAATTTGTAATGCTTTCTTCTCTGCTAAACGGTAAATATATAAATCTGTGGGTTCTTCATTATTTCTAGGTAATGTCGCGTGTAGATATATTTCTACATTTCGTTCTTCAAATGGTAATGGGCAATGGCTTAAATTACGAACCGCACGACCAATGATTTGTTCGATACGATTCGTATTATACCATGGCTCTAATATATGACTTTGACGTATATTTTTGAAATCTAAACCTTCCGACCCCGCTTTGGAAATAATGATGACTTTCACCAGTTCTCCATATTTATTTTCTGATTTTGTAGCATATTTTATATCCATAGAATTATTTGGCGAGAAGAATTTATCACCTGTAATCATCAAGTATTTGGCTTGTTTGAAATTTTCCGCGACTTGACTTTTAGGTTTCATCGTTCGCGCATCGATAGGTTCACTCAATGGTTTTTTGAATAATGAAGTGGTGTATTTCGCGCTTCCATATCTACCGAAACCCATTTCTTCTAGGGCTAATGCGATAGGAACCGCACCGCCATCTATATATTGGGAATATACCATAACGATACCGGTTGAATTACGAATACATTCACATAAACTAGCGATTTTATTACTGTATTTACCAATATGTTCGCTGTGGAATATCCGACCATATTTTTGAATGACCTCTGGTTTATATTCATAATTATTTTTGATAGGATTAGGAACGGTTACTGTTGTATAATTCATAATATTCGCCAAACCTTTACTGCCTATCATATTTTCAACGATTTCTTGATTATCGGTAGGGATTTCAGCATTTAGATTGATAGCATCAAACATAGGAGTTGGATATACAATATTCAATGCTTCCAAGGGTGTTTGTAATAAAGTATAACCAAAACTCTCCATATTTTCAAAATCAGGCATAATAATTTCTTTTCCAAACTTATCTCGGCGCGACATGGATTTATTACGTAAATTGATCATAATAAAATCATATACTTTGGATTGATATTCACCGATTTGAGAAGTATATATAGGTATAAATTGTAAAGGTTTATCTACTGGTTTACCATTCATTTGATTCGCTGGATATGTAATACTTTGAAGAGAATTTTCTGGTGAAAAATCTGCGGGATAAATACGATAAGGAAATGTATAAGGGTTTTCTCCACGAACATACGATACATACCCTGTTAATTTTCTTTCCAAAAGTTCTCTTCCTCCTTCTATGATTTCTCCATTTCTATTTTGTTGAGGAATAAAATTTCCGTTTTTATCAAACACTTGGTCTTCTGTAATGGTTGAACGTTTATCATTCATATTCATCAAGTTAGTTAACCATATGATTTCTTTATAATTGTTATACATAGGTGTAGCCGATAATAATAACAACCGCATGTTAATCGTATGTTTGGCGACATTCATAAGAAGTTCTCCGATACGTTTATTTTTATTATCATCTGATTTACGAATATTATGAACTTCATCAATGATTAACAAACGATTATTGAATACACGTTTGATATTTTTTATCTCCGTTTTTTTAATTTCGTCTTCAGACATTCCACTGTTCTCTTGAACCGTCGTATATTTTTGAATATAGTTCGCAAATTCAATATATCCTACAAATTCATAATAGGTATTGATGATGGTATTGATTTGACTTACAATACGTTCTCTTGGAACGTCTGTTAAATTGGTTGGATTGATTTCTTTCAATAAAGAATTACCTATACAAGTATTCAATGACCATAAACCATTATCGGATTGTAATTTATTTTCGTCAAATAATTGTAATCTAAAATTACTTTGAACGTTTGGAGAAGCAATGACCAAAATTTTTTGTTTAATACCGACTTCTTTCATATAGGAACGCATTTCTTCAGCAATACCAATCGCACTACAAGTTTTTCCGGTTCCTAATCCGTGGTATAATAATAAACTATTGTATGGGGTATTTAACGAGAGAAAATTCTTTACAAATAATTGATGAGGTAATAATTCGAAATGGGATTTACATACTTGGTTGGCGTAAGTCTTTACATCTCTGATTTTACCATCGTATTTCGTATCATTGAATTCTTTTCGTTTGGCTATTTTTTCGTTGAAATTAGGGTCATTGATGTGTGGATATAAAAAATCATATTCTTTATTTTCACGATTCAATTCATGTTCTTCTTTTTCTTTCTCAAATAATTCTTTATTATTTAAATCACTCGTCGATATGATGGGTTCAAACTCTTCTTCTTTTGCTTCAATCTGCGAAGGTAACGCTTCAATAGGTATTTCAGTAGGTATTGTTTCAGTTAGAATATCTACTGGTGGAGGAAGAGTTGTTTCAATAGGAGTTTCTACTGGTGGAGGAAGAGGTGTTTTTAATTTACGTAATCGCACAATTTCTTTTCGTATTTTGATAGGATTATTGAATTCATCTTTTAAAGGTTCTCCCGATGGTAAAAGAGAAAGTAATACCTGTTTTAATTCTTCAAAATCCATTCGAATTAAATCATTATTTCTAGATATAGAAATGGTTCGTTTAGTAGTTGGTTCGGATTGAGGTTCAATATTTATTACTGGTATCGAAATAGATTCAACTACTGGCGCATTCACTTCTTCATTTGTTTCCATAAAAGGTTCTTTCAAAGCATCTAATAAAGGGTTTGGTGTATTTTCATTAATGTCCAATGGCTTAAATGTCGTTAAATTTTGGACCACAGGATTTTCTAATATAGTATTCACAATGTTTTTTTTTGTAACACGTTTTGCTTTCTTTGGTTCACAATTTCCGGTTTCTTTATTTCGGCGAGTTCCAGGAGGGCAATATTTTCTGTTTTTTGGTTCTACTGCTTCAGTTGAAACAATATCCACTAAGTTATTCAATGTATCTTTCACCGCTTTTGTTGTGTCTGATAAAAACTTCGGAGTTGTTTCAGAAAGTACTTCCTTCTTTTTTTTCGTAGCACGTTTTTCTTTTTTAGGTTCACACTTACCCGTTTTATTATTACGGCGAGTTCCATCAGGGCAATATTTCTTAGTTTCTATTTGTTGTTCCATAATAATATATACTTATTTAAAATATATGTATATATTTATTGCGCCATAAATAACAAAATCATTATAGAAAAAACAGTCTATATTTTGTTAAAGCGTTATTTACATTTGTAATCAATCGTTTTTTTTCTAAATTATATGGTCTTATCAATTCTAGACATTCAGAAAAATTATGCCACTCCATTTTACTAACTTCCGATGTTTCGAAATTATCTATTTTCATACTATCCTCATATGGTATGAAAGAAACAAAATATTTATGTTTATATGATTTGTAATTCGAACCAGTAAATATTTCTTCAAATGGTAATATGTTATGAATATTTTTCAATTTACTAATATCTAAACCAGTTTCTTCACCAAATTCACGTATAGCACATTCATAATCTTTTTCTAGATAATTTCTACGTCCTTTTGGAAATCCCCACTCCGGTTCTTCCCATATTTCAATATGGTTCGTTTCATCAATAATGGTTTGTAATGAATAAAATTCGTCTTTATTGGTGATTCCTTTTTTTAAAGTATTATATTTTTCTCTAGACAATATTTCTTCTACTTTATATTGATTCGAAATCATTTCGTTTTTCCAAATGTCTTTCCATAATTCATCAAATTCTAAATCTATAATTCGTTGTTTTTCAACCGTAGTCATTTGTTTAAACATATTCGCAATATATTCTTTATTGTAGATGGAATATTTACCTCTCATAAAATCAATAAAGCCTAAAGTATCTTTACGGCAAATCATTAAATATTCTATTTTTTCAGCAGCATCAGTTACATTTTTATTATATCGAAATACGATGATTCCAATACTCGTAATAGGCATCTTACATTGGTGATATAAATGCCCTTGTTTTCCACAGTTATTACAATAATTATCATTCATTCTATTATTCAATTTACGGTCGTATTATAATATTATATTCCCAATTCTTTATATAATTATATAAGTATGCTATTTGAACCATCTGTCTGGGGACCTCATTATTGGTTCTTTTTACATACAGTTGCTAGGTCTTATCCCAAACATCCTACCAAAGTTACTCAGCGTAAATATTATGATTTAATACAAAATATGCCTTTATTTATTCCAAATGAAGAAATGGGAAATAAATTTAGTGATATGTTAGATAAATATCCTGTATCGCCTTATTTAGACAACCGAGATTCGTTTGTTCGATGGGTTCATTTTATACACAATAAATATAATTTTTCATTAGGTAAAGAAGAATATTCTTTACAAACGGGTTTAGATAAATATGAAGCGGAATATAATCCCAAACCAGTGTATTTAAGTAATATAATAAATATGCGTAAACATTATATTCATATTGCTCTCATTTTAATATGCGTTTTTTTAATATATGTCTATTATGAATGATATATGCCGACAAAAATATCTATGGATATTATAAATATAGTACAAAATGAGAATCGAAATCATATTATTTATTATAACCGGATTTATCATAGCGAATATACACAGTGATGGAAAATATTTAAAAATGGCTTTGTCGTGGAAAAAATATTATCAAATGGCTGGGGTTGCTATCGGAGCATTAATGATTTATTGGTTAATAAAAAAAAATCCATTACAAGCTCGCAATATGCTTTCCGCATCCAATGAATATATTAAATATTTGCCTGTAGATAAAGATACATCCAGTATTTTATCGCCTATATTAGATTTTACCACAAAACAAAACATATTGAACGACCAATATTGGGGTAGCAATCATCAGCACGGCGGAGGATATAATTATCCTATTGTGCCTATGAAACAACAAGCGGCTGAAGCGAGAATGATGAATTCTGGAAAGAAAGGCACCAAACGTTCGGTTAGTGAAACAAAGAAAAAATTCGTGGCCTCTGGACAAAATTGGAAATGTGGTGATTGTGGAAATCAATTGACTGCTTGGTTTGAAGTAGATCACAAAGTTAGATTAGAATACGGAGGATCGAATGAGGTAAATAATTTAGTCGCTTTGTGTAGAGAATGTCATGGGAAAAAAACAACAATTGAAAATTTATAAATAAAAAAAATAATATCTTGTAAATATAAGATATTATGTCGGTATTGGATATTTTAAAATCTATAGGCGAAGAAATAGGTAAAAATATGAATTATATTGCCCAAACTATAAAAGAATCGGAGTTTATACAATTTTTAAAGAATAGTTCTGTTGAAAGGTATAATTTTTTTATTTATTTAATCGCATTTGCTATATTAATTATATTTACTGTATTGTTTTTTCATTATTCACGCCATAGAATGAAATTCTCTATGGAAACCTTTTTGTTTACATTTTCGATAATCATTCCATTATGTTTATTGTATTATTATGTATCCCCTTACGCTTCAAAATTAGGTGAAGGAGCACCAGGTAATGAAAAAAACATAATGATGATTTGTGTAGGATTAACTATATTCGCATTAGCAATTACCTATATTAGCACCAAATTATCATATCGAGATTTACTTATGGCTGGTTATGTAGCCATATTTTTATTCGCATTAATGGTAATTGTCGGTTTAGCAATCATATTTTTAATGTTCTCAATGTATTTAAAACAATCGAAAGGATGGTTAGGATTTTTTGTTCATTTCATATTTTACATCCCTTGTTTGTTGATTGATTTAGTTCAATATATTAAAGGTGAAATCAAATCTACCGCAAATCTCATCTATATTTTATTCATTTTAGAAATTTTGCTCGTGTTAACTTATATTTATGTTCCCAAATTAGTATCAAAAGTTTTGAAACAAAATGGTATAGCGCTATTGCCGGATAGTCGTTTTTTAAATAAAGAGTATGTATTAACAAGCAATGAGATTATGAAATTACCCAAAGCAAAAACAGATGACCCTACCAATTATAGACAAAATTTCGCAGTATCTATGTGGATATATATAGACCCACAATCAAATAGTTATAACGCCTATTCCAAAGAGACAAATATATTTAACTTAGATGATAAAAAACCACAATTGGTTTACATAAATAACATGAGCAATGATGATGAAAAAGATAAATTGGGCATCTATTTTGGGGAGGACAAGCTCGTAATTAAGAATAAGGGGCAAAGATGGACCAATGTCGTAATTAATTATACTTCTACCACGGTGGATATATTTATTGACGGCAATTTAGAGAGAACATTCCATTTAACCGCGCCACCACAATACATAACATCTGGAAAAGTAGTTTTAGGTGCGAACGACGGGTTAGACGGTGCGATTTGTAATATTATGTATTATAATAGAGCATTATTGAAATCAGAAATTGTGAATACGTATAATTTATTAATGTTTAGTAATCCGCCATTGAATGAATAATTACTTATGAAAAAAATTATTATAATATAATATAATGAATTATACTATTATTGTTTTAGGAATAATTATCGTGTTTTTAGTCTATTATTTATACATAAATTATATCAGTGCTAGTAAAACTATATTAAAATCAGTGGATTTAAACTCCGCAAATCCTGATATAACACTTGTAGACAAAGCAGAAAATGTTAGTTATGGATATGGTGCTTGGGTATACATAAATTCATGGGACCAAAATAAATCAAAAGGAATATTTAGCAGAAGTAATAATATTTCCCTTTACTTAGACACAAATAGACCAATATTGAAATGTGATATTTCGTTAAATAGCGTAAATGCTGGAACACCAACAACAAATCAAAGTATTATAATTACTGAAAATTTCCCTTTACAAAAATGGGTATACATTATTGTTAGTGTAGATGCTGGAAGTGGAAACGGCACAATTGTCGATTGTTATATTAACGGTAAATTAGTAAAATCAAGTAAGATCACGAGTGATGCGAAACAACCTGGTTCTGCTACCGTTTCACCTATTAAAATTGGTGCCGGAACGATATGGGACGCGGTTTTAGCAAAATTCACCAGATTTACAAAGCCTGTAGACCCACAAACTGCTTGGGATAATTATTTATCAGGAAATGGAAGCACTGGTCTATTCAGTATCGGCAATTTTAGCGCAAATTTAGCTGTTTTGAAAGATAATATTCAATATTCAAATGTTAAATTATTTTAAACAAACTAATACTTATATGTTCTTATTATATAATATATAAGTATTTTAGAAATGGACCAAAATAGTATGAGTAATGTTTCAAACAATATATCAAATACCGCAAATAATAGTATCCAAGGTATTGGTAATTTTTTTTCGAATATGAAAAATAATGTATCAAGTGGTTTAAATTCTTTTTCACAAGAACCTGGGGCTACTCCTCAATTCACATCTTCGAATTCAATCATCGCAAAGTTCGCATTTTTAATTTTAATTGTTATTTTATTCATGTTTTTATTAAGTTTAGGCATTTCACTAGTTAGTTATTTAACTTTACCTTCAAACGACCCATATGTTGTAAAAGGTATGATTGATGGTAATTTTCCAATAAGAATTTCACAAGACCCTAACAATAGTTCATCTGTTCCTATCTTGAAATCGAACAACCAAAGCAGCGGCGCAGAATTCACTTGGTCTACTTGGATATATTTAAATGATTTAGGAACTGACGAGAAATATAAACATATTTTTAGTAAAGGCGATGGAATATTTGACGACAAGAATATGTCTACTGTAAACAATGCGCCCGGGTTGTATTTATCACCTAAGAAAAACGAAATTTTAGTTGTTATGAATACTGTTTCACCAGATAATATAAACGAGAATATCAAAATCGATAATATTCCTATTCGAAAATGGGTGAATGTAATGATTCGTTTACAAAATATTTATCTAGATGTATACATTAACGGAACAGTTACAAAACGTATTGTATTAAAAAATGTTCCAAAACAAAATTATAATGATATTTATGTGAATCAAAATGGTGGATTTGCTGGAAAATTAGCGGATTTAAGATATTTTAGTCGCGCTTTGAATATTTTTGAAATTAATACCATTATTATGAGTGGTCCAAATACTTCTACTTCAAGTTTATATGCGAGTCAAACATCCAAAGGAGGATACTCATATTTATCCAACATGTGGTATTCTTCCAAAATGTAATTTCATAAATAATATACGCTATAAATGTATATTATTTATGTCTACGGTTGATATTTCATATTGCACAATTGTTCAACAACGCAAGTTACAAATGTTATTCAATACTCCGGTAAATAGGTATAATCCGGTTTCTCCCTATGTACAATACCCGAATACAAGTAAAATGCAATTCGATATGCGAAGAAAAGCCGAAATATTACAATACACTGCATCTAAATCAAATACAAAAACGAATAATTTTACAAAAGCCGAAAAATGGGCGCAAATGGTAAATGGTTATGTTCAAACGAACCCTTATAATGATATTATTGTGAAAAACATCACATACGAACCTTCAATTGACGATTCAAAATATAGTAAAATACCAGTAGTTACAGAGACAGTTATCAAATATCCTGATACATATATTACAACGAGTGATGTTAACGGAAATATTACGAATACAGTAGTCAAACGAACGATTCCTGTATGTGATATTGATGCTATACCTACGCCTACTTCGTCGAGTGATGTTCCTGGACCTGTTATTAATTTAATCAAGGATAATAGTATACCTTTATATAACTACGCTACTCGCAATAATAATTATGGTATACAAAATGAAGAAGATACACGAGATACTAAATATTCAACCATGAATGATATTGTATTCAAAGATGGTATTGAAAATACTTTATTCTCCTTATACATTGTGAATAATAATGATGAATTCGCACGAACCTTTAATTTTAATACTCCTCTATCGCTGTATTTTCAAAGTGATGTTAGCAATTCTTCGCCCGCATACGATATTTCTTTTACAAATATTTCATTGTCTTTATTCAATATATCTTTGAATATTTATTATAATGATACTAAAGTGTTATTGCCGTATATGCCTATGATAACAATTCCTATATCGAATACCGCATCATATGATATTTCATTAAATAAAACAGCTGGAAATAATCCTACATATACAAGTTATTCGGGTGAAATATATATTGGTATGTTAAATATATCAAATATTTATTTGTTTACACAACCAGGCTATGTATATACTGTGAAATTACAATGTAATATGAATTATAGTGCTCCTAACAACGGTATATATACTAGTTATTTTACAAATATTCAGAGTGGTGTTTTGTGTAATGCTACTTCTATTAGTAAAACACAAACAAATTGTAAAATAAATACGAATCCATCAATTCAACCAAATACTGGATTTTCATTATATTAGTTTTTTTTTTGCGAAATTTTCATTCTCGGTATGATTATTTATTACATATATCATATATTCAAATACGTTGAGTAATTCAATGGCTTCATTATATTGAGTAAACCAAAAATTTGGCTTCCATCTTTTCAAAATGGGTCTATCCAATAATTTTTCTGGATTAAATAATAATTCCACATTGGTATAATATATTTCATCTTTTATTTGAAAATAACGATTGGTTACCATTTTGAATGTATCAATAACTTCATTATATATCATGTTGGTTTCTAAAAGAACCGGTTGTTTCATGAAATTGGCGTCTAACAATATATTTTTCATCCATTCTATATTGTCTAAGGTATGTAATCCTATACGGTATGATAAATAATTCATTATGGTTCTATATAATGAATTATTTATATAGTTTATTCATTTATGGTTTTATACGTTTGGTGTTAAAGTAGGGTTCAAACACATTTTTTGATTGGGGAATATTTGCCCAGATAAACATTTGTCGGCTTCGCCTACTTCAATACAACCACGGCGACCTTCATATTCACCGACTAAACACCATCCGGATTTACCAGATGCGATTGGTTTTTGGATAGGGTTGGTAGCAGTATCAGGTGCTGGTTGTTTTGGTGGTTGAGATGATAAATTGATTGATTGGTCTAATTGTTGTTTCGCTCGCGCATCTACGTTTGGACGACTTGCGTCTTTTAATAAATCACCAATGGATGATACAGTTCCTCCGGCAATATCAATACCTGTTTTAGCTGTATCAGTGACTATATCAGCGGATTTATCAATTAATGTTCCTGCGGTATAACCAAATACAGATAAGACTTGTGTAACTAATGGACCAAATATATTTACTAAGGTTTGAATAAAATTTCCAAATATGGTTAACATATTTATTCCTAAAAAGGATAAAATCAGCAAAATTAATAAGGTTATAATAATATAATTTTTATTACTAAACATACTTTCAGGGTATGGACCTATTGGACTAGCAATTTTTGGTGTGTTATCCATATTATATAATATCTGATATTATATTTTTCTGAGTAAATTATGTTCGTTCATTTATTTTTATTATTTTATAGATACTTTGTAAATGGGATTATTTAATTACATCGATACGTTCTTTTTTATAAGTTTAGGAATTACTTTTATTTTAATTTTGTTGTTGGTATTTCATTTTAAACAACAGATTATTAGTTTAGAACATAAAAATGATACTATGTTTGAAATTATTAATAATATTGTAAAAGAATTAACGGCATTAAAATCAGCCTTTATTCAAAGTTCTCTACATCGTGAAAATGAAATAATTAATACTTCGGTTCAATCTGTTCCTCAAAAAATAAATGTTGAAAGTAAAATTGTTATTTCGGATTCTGATGACGATGACGATACAAGTTATACAAGCGGACAAAGTGAAACAGATAGCGATGATGAATCAGATAATGAGAATGACTCTGATTCAGACGATGAAGTTGAAGATGAAAAAAAAGAAATCATCATTGAAAATATAGATATACATGAAACTCGTGAAGAATCTTCAAACGAAATTAAAGTTATTAATATTGAATTAAATAATATTGATGATTCTATGAACAATGGTTCTGATATAGATGATGAAACCGATAATTTAGAAGAAGAGAACCATATTGAAGATTTTGTTAATAATGAAACGATTGTGGTTGAAAAAGTAGATTCATCTGAAAATTTAGGAACAACCGAATCTACTGAACAGTTATCTACTACTGAAAATAATAAAGAAGTATATCGCAAAATGAGTTTACAGGCATTAAAAACCCTTGTTATCACAAAAGGTTTATCAAGTGATACCAGTAAAATGAAGAAGAATGATTTATTGAAATTGTTAGAAAGTGAACTATAAATAGATGAACATTTCAAATGTAAATTATATGTAATATATTTTATTATATATTATATATACTAGAATGTTATCTTTTTCCAATGTTGATATTGCTTACCCAATAATTAAAGAAACTATACCAAAATCTTCTTTAGGATATAATACAAATAATAAATACCCTGAATTTCCTCCACTTATGAGTGATGGGCGTTCTATTGTATCATCTCATCAACCTGAAGCAGTCATTAATAATGAACTTCTTCATAGAAATGGTATTCAAACCAATTGGCAATATAGAAAATATCTAACTGAAAACTCCAAAGAGATTATGGAATGGAATTTCCGTGAAGCATCAAATGATGCTGGATATTTTAAACGCCATTCGGATGCTCCTATCAATACAATGGATTCTCTTCAATACGCAGCAACCCCTTATTTGTTTAATTCAATCATGGATAATAACAAACCATTCGGTCATGCTTCCAGTGATTTGAAGATGTTATATTTATCTAGAGAACAGTTGGATGCTCGTAAAATTTCACCAGTTATTACACAAGAAGACCTTTTACGTAAAATGAAATAAATTATGAACCGCTAATAATTACAATGATTGTATTGTAATTATCATTTTTTAACGAGGTTGGTCGGTTAAGTCGAGTCCGGGTTCACCGCGGGCACCTTGTCTACCTTCTGGCCCTTGTTTACCTTCCCGACCAGTCTCGCCAGTTGGACCTCGCGGTCCCGTTGGCCCAACTTTATCTTTTAATTGTCTAGCAATTTCATCTTTAATAAAGTCATTATCTATACCAAACGTTTCAATATAAGAATGACGGAAATTTATAAAAATAATTAATAAACACATTGCTAAACCATAATATATATTAAATTTCGTATAGGTAATTATAAATATTATTTCTATCATACGACGAACTATTGTATTTGCGTTGTTAGAAAATATATTTGGAAATAATACATACAATACAATGATTATGAAAAATATAATACTAAATTTGTTAACCAAACCTTTCATTATAATAGAACTATAAAATATTTATGAGTAAAAATTAAATATTTTAATAAGGTGAAAAATCTGTATATTGTACACTTTGCCCTCTAGGTCCAGGAGCACCAATAGGTCCAGTATACCCGGTAGGTCCTTGAACACCAATAGGACCTTGTATTCCTTGTATACCTATAGGACCTTGTATTCCTTGAGCACCCGTAGGACCTTGTATTCCTTGTGCGCCCGTAGGACCAGTAACTCCTTGTATTCCTTGAACACCTGTTCTTCCAATAGGTCCAGTAGGTCCCTGTACTCCTTGCACACCCATTTTTCCAGTAGGACCAGTAACTCCTTGTATTCCTTGAACACCTGTTCTTCCAATAGATCCGGTAGGTCCGGTAGGTCCAGTAACTCCTTGTATTCCTTGAACACCTGTTCTTCCAATAGGTCCGGTATCTCCTTTATCACCCTTGTCTCCTTTCGCCGAAGCAGAACCGGGTATTCCTTGAGGTCCAGCAGGTCCGGTAGGACCTGAAAGTCCTGCCGGTCCAGTATTTCCTGTGCGGCCAATAGGGCCTGTATCTCCTTTTGGTCCAGTAGGGCCAGCTGGTAATTTACTTTTTATAGCATCAGCAATTTTTTGTGGAATAGTTCCTGTATACTTAGTAGAGTCCTGTAAGAACTCACCAACCAGATTGTTTACTACAGTTTTATCATATGTGGTCCATGTTATACCTTCTACAACTGAATGTAAACTTCTCACAAAAATCACCAATAAACAAATTACCAAAGCATAATATTTATTATGAGAGGCAAAAAGAATTAATATAATAATTTCAACAATTGTTGCTACCGTAGTAGTAGAATTATGTATAATACTTTGTGGGAAAATTAAAAACAATATGAAAACAAAACAAATAAAAATCGTATATTTGTTTATGTGTTTATTCATCTAACATATATAAATATAATTTTTGTTTATTAAATTATATAACTTTTATGAATTTAATCAGTTTCGATATCGGCATCAAAAACATGGCTTATTGTATTTTTCGACTAAATCCTGGTTCTCCTCCTTCTATTTTAGATTGGAATATATTAAATTTAATGGAAGAAGAAGCCCCTAAATCTTATTGTGATTGTTATCTAAAAGCTAAAAATAAGAAAACACCTGCTAAAATATGTGGAAAAACGGCCAAATATATGAAAGGTTCTCATTATTATTGTGATAAACACGCCAAAACTAGCGATGAATATATTATACCTTCTAAGCAAAACGCACCCGCTTATTTTAAAAAAATGAAAGTAAATGATTTAGTCAATACTTGTCTTCAATTTCATTTAATTAATGAAGGAGAGAACTTTACAAAACCTGTTTTATTAAATAAAATTATTGATTATTATGAAGCAAAATGTTTTTTACCAATACAAATGAAAAAGAAAAAGTCGGCGAATGATACTGATTTGATAATCATTGGAAAAAATATGAAAATTTTGATGAATGAAATCACAGGAATACGCGATATGACGCATGTTGTTATTGAGAACCAGATTTCTCCTATTGCAAACCGCATGAAAACAATACAGGGAATGTTGGCCCAATATTTTATTATGAATAATACAGATATTCATATAGAGTTTGTTTCCTCTGTGAATAAATTGAAAGTATCCTCCGGGGAACCTACGGTTCCCCCGAACGCCCCCTCCCTGCCTTTGGGGGAAGATAAAAATAATGAAACAATGAATATTGAAATAGATAACAAACAAAGAGAAACCCATTTAGAAAATACATTTAGAGAACCTACCAAAAAACCTGTAATTCAGAATGTAAATTACAAACAGCACAAAAAGGACGGTGTTGAAAAATGTTCTCTTTTATTGGACCAAAATATAGAATTTAAAAAATGGAAATATGTTTTAGAAACAAAGAAAAAGGATGATTTAGCGGATTGCTTTTTACAAGGAATGTGGTATATCAATAAATATCTACAATAACCTTCAACCAACCACCATTTAGCAAAAATCACATATTGTTTCACAAAACAAAAGGGAGGGGCGTCCGGGGGAACCGTAGGTTCCCCGGAATATATTATTCATTGCGGAGAACTTAAAAATAAAAATTGTATATTTATCATAAGATAAAATGGAAGTCATTGATATTGGATTTAATGATTTAGAACCTATTTCTATTGATTTTGATAATTCCTCAAAACCTAGTTCCTCCGTCAATTTTGGACCTGGTATAGAATTATTAATGAATGATAAAAAGAAATCATCATCCAACAACAATATTAATATTGAACTTGGTGAATTAGATAATTTAGAAAATGAATTAAATGAACTAGGTAATTCCGCAAACAATAACTCTAACAATGAAACCCGTTCCTTTGGTGGGTTTGCTTCCAATTTGTTTGGTGGATTTAGCACGAGTGCCGAACCTACCGCTAGTTCTAAAAGTATCAATTTAGAAAACGAATTTAGTGATTCAAAATTAGGTCAATCTACCGTAGAAGGCGTCGGTAATACCAAGACCTGGGATGGTTTTGTAAAAATGAATGAAATACCTATTGGGGGTGATAAAGGCACCGGAGGTATGAATCTAAGCGAAAGAGACCGTAGAAGAAAAAAACGTATGATGATTAAAAAATTAGAAGAATGGCATGAAAAAGGTTTTATTAAACACAATTCACATTTCACTTTAGATTCTAGCTACGAAGAAGTTGAAGATGAATACGAAACCGCATTAGAAGATAAACGCAAAAAGGATAGTATCAAATTACAAGGATGGTGGTTTATGACTTTTGTAAATTCAGTAGAATACGCAAATGCCGCTTTCAATCCTTTTGATATTAATTTAGATGGTTGGGGAGAACAGGTAAGTGAAGATATTGATAGTTATGAAGAGATTTTTTCGGAATTACACGATAAATATAAAGGTGGAAAAATGGCGCCCGAATTATCTTTATTATTACGTTTGGGTTTTAGTGCGGCGGTAGTAAATTTCACCAATAAAGCATTATCTACCGCTACTCCTGGTTTCAATGATGTAATCCGACAAAACCCTGATTTAATGAAAGCATTTACGAACGCAACTGTAAATAGTATGTCTCAACAATCCCCTGGATTTGCCTTCGCCAGTAATTTGATGCAAGAGCAATCCAATAAACCTCGTGGACCTCCTCCTCCGGCCGCAGTAGAAACCAAAAATCAAGCTCCTCCTACTAGACCAGGAATGATATATACGGAAGCACCTGGAAACAGACAAGATATAAATGCGGCTCGTGGTGCGATGTTTAGAGAATCAGGTGTTGATGTAAATAGTCAATATCAAGATATGTCTCAACAAGAACGCACAATGAGACCACCCGCTAGACCTGAGATGCGTGGCCCACAAAGCAGCGATATAGATAATATTTTGTCTGGATTAAAAACACGCAGTGTAAATATTCATGAACAATCTGTGAATAATGACGATGATTCGATGATTTCTATCAGTTCATTAAAAGATATGCAAAATAATAACATGCCTAAGCGTAGTCGTAGAAAGCAACGTTCCGATAAGAACACTGTTTCATTAGATATCTAATTCCATAAAATTTACATATAACAAATTATATTATATATTTTGTTATACACCTTTCATAGTATCAATTGTTAAATGTTTCGGATACTTTTACGCATGACCCCCCTATATATGTCGCTGAATAAGTTGCTTTATAGGGCTTAGTATGTTCGGTTGTTTCATAATAAAATTTCCATGATAATGAAGCGGATGATGCTCCTCCTTTTATACAATCATAAATATTTCCTTCAAATTGTGCCCACACGCCTCGATTGATTGATGAGTCTTGAGGGAAAATATTTATAGGCTGATTACCTGGTCCACCTAATCTATTCGCAAGAATATGACCGGCATCGCAATTTTGTATACCATCATCATCTAACATTCTAGAATAATCTTGGGTGCATGATGTAGTATCAGTTCCGGTATCTAAATTAGATGATGTAATCGTAATTGATGCGGATGTAATCACTGGATAACCATTGTGATATGAATAATAATATTTACCAACCGCGCCACCGCCTGTAGTTAAATAATTATAACCACTGGTTGGACAAGGGACTGTGCTACATATACATGATGTAGATGTGATATTTTTATAGAATTCTTGACTATATGCGTTGCTAAATAGTATGGAAATCGCTACCAAAAATAATAGTTGGATCATCACTCTAACATTAGCTATATATATATCATTATATTTATTGTTCACAATAGAATAAATATATCTTTAGTATAATGATATGAATAAAAAAATACAAAAAAAGACCAAACATATAAAATTTGACGAAACTATATACACTGTTCTTATACCATCGTTTCGCGAAATGAATCAAGATATACGGAACGATTTATGGTGGAGTAAAAGAGAATGTAGATTGTTTTGCGATTCGGCGATTGAAGAAGTAAAATCATATATGAAATCGCACGAAGGAATTCATCGTAAACACGCATTAACCGCTCTATATCAACCTATTCTCTTTCGATATGATCCCAGTTATTTCATATAGTACTACTTTCACATGTAAGTGGATGTTGTAAATATACTTTGTGGTCATCACCATTTGTCTCTTTCAAATCATACTGGTCCGCGCATGTTTTATCTTCACATTCGGTCATACTACATGTGCGTAATTGACCCGATTCATTTTCAAAAATCTCACCACAAGAATGATAATAATCTATACATTTGATGGTGGGAACGTGTGGAACGATATCTTTGTTATGTGTAAACCGCCAATAATTCGAGATTTTTTTATTCACATAATTCGCATATGTTGTATCCCCTATGCGAGGTTGACCGAAATTATATACTTGAACTCCCCCTATGTTTTCTTTAATTAATTCCATCGCCATGATTTGCGATACAGCTGCTCCATATGAATGACCAGACACAATGACTGAATTATATTGTCGTGTTGATAATAATAACTTCACTTCTTTGATAACTTCATCTTTTACGGCTAAAGTGGATTCATAAAACCCCTTATGAATATTACAATTACAATCTGAAAATGTATCATAGGGGATTTTTTTGATTTCCAAATCTTTTACCCAATTCAATCCCGAAGATGAACCGCGAAACACCACATATATATTTTTGCGACTCGGAATTACACCTATATAACCTTGTAAATCCGATTTCACATCATATATAATTCGCTTTACTTCCAATTCATTCGCAGGTGGACGTAAAGTCATATTGCTGTAATTTTCTTTCCCGCAATAGGCGGCCCCGCTTAAAAATACTGCGATAGTCGCTTCATCTAAGTTATAAGCACGTATACTTTGTAAAAAAAGTATCAAACATACAAATAAAAAATACATTATATACATTATAGCGCTATTTTATTTTTATGGTTTGATTACACAACTATATTACATTTATCATAATTGTAATTATACACCATACATTTATCAAAATTGTAAGATTTAAATACGGTTAATTCATTGGGTATGGATGAACCTTTGTAAAATTCGACAATATTATATAAGGGTGGTTCGTATGTTGTGGTTATATTTGTAGTATCGTGTTTTGATGATATCATTTTTGATAAATACGTTTCTACGTTATCCATGGTATGTTTGAAAAATTCACTGGTTTGATTATTTTTTTTTCCCGCATATTTATTACACGCATCATATGCTACTGCGGAAACCATGACTATTTTTTCGTGTTCTTCTTCGATAATACTATGAAAATATTCATTAAAATACATCGTATGAACCTTCGTTAGTATATTATCCGTGGGCGTTATATATGGACTTTGTAATTCTTTATAATTCGGTTTCAAATTCGTTGTAAATATGAGGAAACAAAGCAAACGATGTATCATCTTGTTCGTATAATTATAAAAGGGTTTTATAATTATATTTGTATGTGGGTTTTATTCAATTTTATCCTCCACGAAGTCGGAGTACCAAATGAAACAAAAATGTGCGTTTACGCTTGTTCATTATATTTATAGCCTTTGCTTAAATTTTCAGCTGCCCATAATGGCTGTAAATTTGTGTAATGGAAACATTTTTTCTGTTCTTCTTCGTCTAAAAGATTAAATGAAGCACACGGTTTATATGGTCTATGTGCCACTCTCCGTGGTTCTCCCAAGACATACCTTCTTTGAATTTGGCTTGTAAATAACCTTTCAGAAATGCTACCGAACAACCCAATAAATCAATAGTTGTATTGTTTTTGTTGCTATTTTGCCGGGTTAAAGCGGTTCCGACTCTACTTCGTAATGTCTTCATTATTTTAAATTCAGGGTCTGTTAATTTTCTATTTTTTTCATATTGAATAATTTTTTTAGTTATTTTATCTCTATTATCTTTTCTCCATTGAATCAAACAATCTTTACAATCAACACGTAAATTATCCCAATGCGTGCTACTTTGATTATAATCAATTAATGATTTCCAATGTTTACATTTACAACATTTTTTACCTACTATTCCATCAATAGTTTCATGTAATGTTCTATGGTTTGATGGTTGTCCTTTACATTTATCAATAATATTATTTTCTTCTTTCACTTCAGTCCAATCCTTCTTTTCAGTTTTACATTCTTCATTCTCAATCTTGAATATATATCCACCTGTAGTTTTTAATGAACCATTTATCACTTTATTGATATTTGCAGCATGTAATCCAAGTTGTTTAGCCGCATCTAATTGTGAAGAAAACTTAATCCATTCCTCTTCTGTATTATTTTTTTTTGCATAGACAAAAGTTTGTTCTATTTTTTCTGATTTATTTTCATTATATGTTTTATTATAAAGTGATACAACATCTTTATTGGTTTCCCTCCATTTTCTACATTGCTCTCTGCAATCAAAACAATTTTTAAACTCTCTATTATTAGAAATAAATTGCTGTGTATCTTTTTCTTTTTTACACTTAGTACAATTCATCATTGTTATATTATATAAAAAGTCTTTAAATTGTTTTATATAATATTTAAAGAGAGTAAATTACACTCTAAAAACACCCTCCACGAAGCCGGAGAACAAGATGCAGAGTGCTTTCTTTCTGTATATTATAGTCAGCTAATGTGCGACCATCTTCGAGCTGTTTGCCAGCAAAGATAAGTCGTTGTTGGTCTGGAGGAATACCCTCTTTATCTTGAATCTTGGTCTTTACATTATCAATCGAATCACTTGGTTCTACTTCTAAAGTAATGGTTTTGCCTGTTAGTGTCTTGATAAATATTTGCATGGTATATATTCTCTAGACAAAATATTTTCTATATCCTTTTCATTTACTATTTGTTTTTAGTTCAGCGCGTCGTGATACATATCCATCATTTTTTCTTTTTGTTCTGTGTAATCCACCATTGGTTTGGAATATTGAATGGATTTATATTTGGGGTCGGCGTGAGCAACATACCATTTATGTATATCTTTCGCATTTACTTCGGCTAATTCAGGCACCCATTTTTTAATGAATTCCGCATCTTTATCAAATTTCGCGGATTGTATCCACGGATTCATATCTCTGAAATATGGTTTCATATCTACCCCCGTTCCACTAATTCCTTGCCAATTTCCATTATTGGAAGCAATATCATAATCAGTTAAATTCTTCGCAAAATATTTTTCTCCTTCACGCCAATCAATTAACAATACTTTGATTAAAAAACTCGCGGTCAACATACGCAATCGGTTGTGCATATATCCCGTCGCATTCAATTGTCGCATACCCGCATCTACCGCTGGAAATCCAGTAGCACCATCACACCATCGTTGAAAATCCACACTTGAATTTCGCCATTTTATTTTTTGAAATTTAGGTTGATATGATTTACCAACAACTTCTGGAAAAGCATAGAGAACATGCGCAAAAAATTCTCGCCATATGAGTTCTCTTATTAACCCGTGTCCGACACTATATTTTTCTTTATACGCATAATATACTTCACGTATCGAAACACACCCGAATTTTATATAGGCCGATAAAAAACTCGTATTATAACTGAGAAAATCACGCTTCTTTTCATAATCCCTCTGTTCCAACAATGATTGTTTCAATCTATGTATACCGTGCTTACGCCCACCATGTACCAATAAATACGGGTTTTCTTTTGTAAATAATCGTCTTGCCTCGCTAAGTGGAATTCGGTTCTCCAACGAAACGGTAATTTCAGACATATTTGGAATTGGACTCATATTTGGGTTCTCTACTTTTTTTTGAATAACATGTTCATAAAACGGCGTATATTTTTTAAAAGCTGTTTTACTACCCGTTGTTATTGTTCCGGGTTCAAATAAATAATAATCCGAATACGATTTACATTCAATATGATGTTTACCGCAGAATTTGGCAGTTGAATTATCGCGTTCCACTGCGTATGGCGTATAATCTTTATTAAAAAACACAGCGTCGATATCGCATTTTTTGATAAATTGGTCAATGACCTTGTTTTGTTTTCCATAAAATGTATAAAGTTCTCCTCCTTTCTTTTTAATTTCGTTGGATAAATCTTCTAAACTTTCAATCATAAATTGTATAGCATTTGTTGAACGATAAACATTTACTTTTCCCACTTGTTCTGGTGTAAATATAAAACATACATATAATTCTTTACATTCTTTACTCGCTTGTAAAAGACCTATATTATCTACGATACGTAAATCACGATGAAATATAAATAATCCTTTTGAATAATTTTTATGCGTCATATTACATAATATATATATAAAATTGAGTTAAAAATAACTTATTTATTCATACTATATTTATTATATTATGAATTACGAAACTATATTTTACGATACATTAGCGGTGATAAATATCGCATTGTTTGCTGCCGTCGGTTATATTCAACGATGGGCATTGATGGCGTATGAATTTATTAAAAATTACGATTATGAGGGATTAGGATTAAAAATCGCGTTTTACTATGGTATGGTGAAACAGTTATCGATTGATACTTATAATACTCATTGTAAAAAAGGCGGATTCGTTGATATCGCCGGAGAAAATTTAAGTTATTTTATGAAATGTCTTCATGCTAGTATTTTATCATATCGCATCGAACCATTAGAACCGGAGTGGATTTCTGTATCATGTATTTATCAAACCGAATTAGATAAAGCTACTTTGAATTATAGTTATAATGAAAATTATGAAGAATTCCCAGTATTTGATACGAATGAAAAAGCATCCAGCATAAAAACCGATTCGCGCTTGAAAATTTTTACCCAATGGTTTTATACTACTCAACACGTTATGAAACAGGAAAAAATGTTGGAAGAATGTTTACTGACTATGAAATCGGATAATAAATATATATATAAAATATGTAATCGCGAGAATGAATGCTTTACTGATTTGCCTAACGAATTATCTAAAATCAAATTTTTAAATATTGAATACAGTCATCCTGAAAATAACAGTTCTATAACAATACAATTAGACCGCAATGCTTATTTGGTGGGAAATGAAATTTTGTCTTCGGCATTTGTAAAACGTCAGTTGGAATATATGAATTCTTCTAAAAATTTTGATATGACTTATGTATTAAAAATAATGGATAATAATTTAAACAATTTTGAATTGAAAAGTGATGAATATATTGTATTAGATAAAATGGAATATAAAGTGATGAATAAAAATAAATTGGATGATTGGGTCGAACTTAGTAGTCAGGATGGAACCGAAGAACCTATCGAGACAAATGAAGCAATAGAAACAGACGAAATAAAAAATGAAACAATTATTGATAACCAACCAAGTGAAGAAAATACTGAATTACTAATAGAAAAGGACGAAACAGTAGAAGAAATAGAAACAGAAATATAAATTATATTTATTTGTGCGAACAATAAATATAATTTTTTTATGCGCGGCGGGTGGTTCGCTTTCTACCATTACGTTTTGTTTTTTTTGTTTTACGGCTTCCTCCGCGAACACGGTTACCACATCTGCGTTGATAATAATGAACAAGATTTAATATGTATGTTATAAGCTGATCTTTATTTTTCAAATTTTCTGATTTTGTATGACTACTACGTATATTTGCTTGTTGAACAGCTAATTCTTGACTGATTCTATCAATATCTTTACAATCATTCAGATTTGCTTTTGATATAGATAATATTATACTTTTAAAATATTCAACGTTATCTTTTAACATTTCATATCTTATACTTGATAATATTTTAATTGCGATAGGAATTTCTGCTTTTTTATTTTTAAAGGCCTCTTCTACTATTTCAATTAATAACATTTGTACACGAATATATATATTATATTTTTCTTCAAAATACATATATAGTTGATAGTCTTTTTCGTCGTTGTTTAACTTTTTTATATAAATATTATTTTTACCTTCATTCATTAATGCTATAACATCTTCAATATATTGGTTAAATAATTCTTCAATTCCGTTTAATACTTGAAAACCCCATTGTCCCCAAGTTCTCTTCGGATTATACTGTTGTTTGTTTTCTACATAATTATTATGACTTTCAATTACGTTTTTTAATAATATTTTTATTTTTTTTTTATCTTCATCAAACTTCTTTTGTTCTGTTTTTGCTATTTCAACTAACATTTTTTCACGAGCTTTCTCATCTTTTTCACGTTTTTCTTGTTCATCTCGTTGACGTTGTTCATCTCTTTCACGTTCTTGAACTATTTGACGTTCTTCTGCTTCTTGCTCTTTTTTACGTTGTTCATCTTCTTCCTGTATTTTCTTATTCAATCCCAGATGTTCTTCCAATGTTTTCACGTGTTCATTTAACATATTGAATTGGTCTTTTTTATTGGTAAATGATTTTTCCGCCGAATCTACATCTCCACGCAATTTTATTACATCATTTACTAAAGTTTTATATTCTGGTCGTTGTTCCATTATATTATAACGTTATATAATATAATTTTAATTTTTATGGCTTTTTCGTTGGGTTTTTTTGGATTTCTTTTGTAATTTCTTGGTTTTTCCTCCTAATTTGATTTGTCCTTTGGTACCGATCGTTATCA